AGCCAACTTTGTTCTTAGTGCCTTTAGTGCGCACACCAGGATAAGCACTAAAGATATTATCAGTAGGATCACCACGCATACATTTTTCAAATAGAATAAACTTAGGGTCCGGAATCTTCTTAGGCTCTTTAGTTTTCTTATCGATAACTAGTTTACCTTTCTTATCATATATACCAGTAAGCGTGTGTAATTCGTCTGCAATACCATTATACTGATTAACGTTATCACTTAACAGTTGATAAAAGTCTGTGTCGCTACTAACAATAGTATGGTGGTCAGTTGGGTGTGTTTGAATCCAGCCAGCAATCAAATCATCTGCTTCGAGCTCACTGTGTTGCAATACAGTACAGTTAGTCTTTTCAGCTAGGAATGTTTTCATAGCATCAAAGGCGTCCCAGAACATTTGTTCTTCTTCTTGCTCTGCTTCAGTCTTGGCAGCACGTGCCACAGCGCGATTGGCTTTATACGGAGTATAAAAGTCCTTGCGCCAGCTACGACCCTCTAGACACACGATAACGTGATCTGCACGTTGATCGCGCCATGCTTTGTTAATTGATGCTAAGGTAACGTGTATAGCAAAGCCTAACTTATCCCAAGTATCGCTTTGTCTATGTGCGCTGTGTCTAGCACGGAAAAATGTGTTTGCTGCATCTACGATTAAGTATCTCATGTAGCTATTATACTTTCAATTTGGTTAAATGTCAAGAGACTTCTGTACGGCCATTACCTAAATCACGTCTACGTTCATTGCGTTTTGCTGGATCAGCTTGGTCTTGTTCGTATGATTCAGTGATTACATTGCGGCATATTGCTTTGAACCAGTTGTCTACAATATCAGCATCTGTTCGACCTTGATAGCCTGCACGTATTAAGTTAGCTACGAATTTATCATTCCAATCTAATTCAAATGCTCCGTTGCCTGGGTCGTTAGGATCTAAATCCATACTTAATATTTTTACCCAAGGTTCACCCTTTGCAGTTGCTTCATCTTTAGCTGATACTACTTTAACTTTGGCTTTGGCTTTGGCTTCTGCACGTTTAGCCGCTGCTTCAAGTGCAGCTAATGCCTTGGCTTCAGCTTCTGCCGCAAGTTCTGCTTTGTTTAATCCTAGTGACGCTTTAATTTTCTTCCACATACTATTTCCCCCAAGAATTGCCCCAAAGATCAACGTGCAATCTAGGACTGTAATAATAACCACGTTTCATTGCTTCATCTGCTATATGGAACTTATTACCATCATATACGCTAACAACACCACCAACGGGCATAACATATACTACGCCTGTAAAGCCTGCCGCTCTATATGCTACGACAGCACAATCAACTTCATCGAAGTCTTTAGGTGTTTCGATAACAAACTTGAGATATGTTGTACCAACCTTTTCGTAACTTGCTACAATTTCGGGCTTAATAGCATCTTCCCAAGTTTCACCACTGGCACTTAACTTTGGACTTACACTAAATGTAATCTCACGTGCTTGTCTTTTCCACAGTTTCAAATAGGCCGCAAAGTCATCATGTAATGCCTGAGTACCATTTGTTTCAAATGTTAAGTTAAGCAGGTTAAACATATCATCATGTGCTAACAGTTTAGGAAACGCACGTTGCCAACCTAATAACGGCTCGCCGCCTGTAATAACCAAATGCACATTATTACCATTTGCCTGATGCCAATTGTTATTAGGAACAACATCTAGCATTTGTTTAACTGTTTCGTCTACGGATAACAATGGACTTAAACTTTTAAAGCGAGGATCCCAGCTTGCGTAACTATCACAGCCTGTATTAACCAAAGGCAGGTCATTGTATGTCTTGTACTGCTCTACTTTGATTACATTTCGCTCTGTACTAACTTCGCCACGAGGCATCCCAAATCCACCGCAGGTAAAGTTACAGCCAAATGTACGCAGAAACAACGACGGGACACCAATAAAGCGTCCTTCACCTTGCGCACTGTAGAATATTTCACTGACTTTTAATTTCATTTGTTTATCCATTCTTCGATTAATATTTTAATTATACTATACTTCTATCATTCGATCAACCGTTTTTTTACCTTTGTGTACATCGGCTATTAATTCTATATACTTAACTATGTATTCAACAGAATTCTTCGAATATTGAATATGATCAAGTGGCATACTGTAACCGTATCTATCAATTGAGGTATCTAATAATTGATAGGTTTTGGCTGATTTTTCTAATACAGCAGTTTCGATGTATTTAGGCCAGTTGTATTGTGTGGTAAATATTTTTCCTGGGCGATACGTGATATCTTTAAGTCTATTTTTAGAAAACTCGCATAAATCAATAATTTCATCAGTTACTGGTGTTAATTTTGATATAGATAGTAATACACCTTTAAAAAACTCGTCCGTCTGCGTTAACGCTAAAAATATGTAGTATATCGATGGAGACAGTAAAAACGAAAATTCCTTGCAATAATCAATATACAAATCTCCAGTCGCCCCATCTAACCAATTTAATAGTTTATTACGATATAACAATACATCGTGTTGTAATTTTTGATCAACGTGTTGGTCAGTTAACAAGGTCTGCATACATGTATCAAAAAACTCGCCATATTTAATATTATAAGTTTGCCACAAATAATCAGCTATTAAATTTAAGATTTCCGAGCCTTGAACTGATGCAGTAAAAAGCTGTAATAGATGCATATTAATCCACTCGTCTGTTGTATAAGAAAATGATCCTACAACAAATTCAGTGGTTATATCATCTGTAATACAGATTGATTTTTCCCTAAGTGCGCTGCTACCGGCATCGGCTCCGTAGGATGTTTTACCGTTAACTGTGACTAATTTATATTTTTCTCGATAGACGGGATTATATGCAGGAGTTGTTGGCAGCAATGCCCAAAAATGCCCTACTGGTGATGCTAATTTTTCTAAGCTGATTTTGTGTATACTATCTTTAACTGTGGCCAACGAACTACCTGGTAATCCAAGAATCATTTCGATATACACTGGTAGATATTTGTGCTGTTGTAGTTGGTGGAACATTGATATTTGCTCTTCGAAAGAAAAATCAATGCGATCAACATTCTTCTTTACATTATCGTCTAGGTCCTGAATAGAAATTTGATAATGTGATAATAAGTTAGCATCAGCTAACATTGAATATATTTTAAATAGATTGTGTATTTTTGACTTGGTGGGTTGTATTTTAACGCCTGATGGGAATCCATATTTTTTATTAACATCAATCAGATGTTTTATATATTCTATATCAATATCAAATGCACCAAAATTGGCATCAGTAAAAGATAACATATCGATTGCATTCTCACCAGCCCATGTAATCTCATCAAGTACCGTGGCAAATTCTTTTTTAACTACTTTAGTAAATACTCCGCCTCCCCAATCACAAAAACTACATTTATATGGACAGCCTCTCGAAGTCTCAATTAAGATCATAATGAAATAATCACGATTATCAATCAATGATTTTATATATGATTCCTGTGCTCTAAATGGATTAGACGGCCATTTAAATTCTCTTTTCTTTGGTGCTAAACTGTTGAATTTTATATTGCCTTGACTATCAGGATAATAACTATATTGTAGGTTATCCCACTTTGGAGTTGAGGTAGATTCTGTAATAGTATCCAAAATATCTAATATAGATCTTTCTCCATAAGCATCACTTGGGATTACCAAGTCAACATACGGGTGAAGTTTAAAATAATCAGTGTTGTATTGTATATCAGCTTGTGGCCCACCAACAACTATGATAGTATCTTTAAGATGATGTTTTAATTCTTTGGCTAGTTTGAGAGAGAATGTTTCATTCCATACATATAGACTAAAACCCACCACAGTAGGTCTTTCATCTATCAAGAATGCCAATAGTTGATCAAAGTCGTTGTAATTTAAATCTGGAGTGCCCCACTCCCATTGTGCAGAGTGCTTACTATTTTCTTCGTAGTATGTTTTTGCACTTGCCCACAGTAACGGAATAGGAAAAGTTGTAGTACCGGGTCTGTTAACAATAAAGATTTTATTTTTATTAACAGCTATCTCTCCCATGGATAAACGATCCATACATCTTTTTCTGCTTTATTAATCTCTTTAGCGGAATAATCAACTTTACGACTAAAGTTACTACTTAAATTATCAATTAGCACAGCAAAGCGCACGTTGTTGCCCCAAACGCTTTCCCAAAGCGGATCATCGGGTAAGCAGCTTGATTGCCAATCTTGGATAATCCAATCTAGTGTAGCGCCTGTATCGTTGATGTCATCTAAGATAAGAATTTTCTTGCGTGTACCGTGTACCATAACTTTTCTATCTTCCACAGCATGATCAACTACTTGACCAAACGCATCTTCCGCCATCCATAAGTTACTTTCCGGACCGGTGTCGCTATCACGTAGACTAACCTTTAAAGTCTCCATTGGAATATGATAAACATTGCTCATAACCACAGCCGGAATCAATCCACCGCGGGTAAGTCCAACAATGTAGTCTGGACGCCAGTTGTCCTTGTACATTTGAGATACAATATTAGCAACCATATCGTGTATATGTAGATATTCGTAGTACACTTTTTCAACATTATTCATCGCATATACTCCATAGTAACAATTTTACTTAAACTTTCTGCCATATCTGCGTTTTCGTCAATGACATAACGTCTGATACTTTCGTTATCTTTCTTTTCATCGTAGCGTGATGTTTCTACAATCTTACCACCATTGGCACCATAGATTTTAAATGTAATAACACTGTCATCATCATAGTTATGCTCTACTCTACGTGTGCCATTACTTATAGGCCCTCCTTTACCAAGACGCCCACGACGACTACGTTTTGGTTCATCCCAGCCGTCGACATCAATAAGTTCATCACGTTCACGAGCACGATTGTAGCAACGTTGAATCCAATTATCAAACCATTTCATAACTATTCCTTATTACTATTCTTAAACGTTCTAATTTCTTTGAACAGCCCTTGCTCGTCAACAGTAATGAACACTGCCATTTCGTATGCGGCCGCACCATTCTCATGAACATTAAATCTACAGGCCACAGTATCTTCGTCAAAGTATGTGTACAATGGCAACACCTGTAGTTTGTCAAACTGTGCAAATAGTTTTTCGTGTGCAGATAATACATTAGCCTTCATTAGTCCAGGGATCCATCTACCGTAACTAACTACATCATCGTGTAAGAACTCTGCAACTTTATCTAACTTCTTGTCGCAGAGTGCCCAACAATATTCTTTTACTGTGCGTTTGATATTGTTCATCGTGGTGCAAACTGCTGTTGAAGTTTTACATTATCAAAGAATTCTTGTTTAGTACCTGGGTCATTATTAAATGCACCTTTGAGTACTGTAGTTTGTGTAAGCGAGCTATGTGCTAGAATACCACGATTCTCACAGCAACCATGTGTTGCTTGAATATATACAGCAACATCGTTACTACCAGTTGCCTTCATAATCTCTCTTGAAATATCATTACACAATTCTTCTTGTAATGTGCCACGTGTAGCACACCATTGCGCGATACGTGTATACTTACTTAGACCAATTAGTTTTTGTGCAGCAATAATACCAATATAGGCTACACCTTTAACTGGCTGATGGTGATGACTGCACATACTACGTAGTTCACTACGTACCACTAGCATACCTTCATAGCGATCCGTGCTGTCATTTGGAAATGCAGTTGCATCTGGTGCTGGATCATATCTACCTGCCATAATTTCATGATAGTACATCTTAGCAAGTCTACGTGCTGTACCTTTACTGTTAGGATCATTCTCACGATCAATAAGCAATGTGTCTAATACAGTTTCAAAAGCTTCTGTTGCTTCATCGATTAATAGTTGTTTATCTTCTTCGGTGATGTATTCTGATACATTGTCACCTGCCCAGAAGCGTTTGTTCTTCGCTTTTAAGTTACTGCGAATTCGTTCGCTTACTGCATATTTAATTTCTGACATTTATTGCTCCTATGTTAAGCCAGTGGATATTGGCGACTGATATATTAGTGTAACACTATTATTTAGGCGGTGTCAAATTATTTGATAATAATTTCACGTAGGTCCGGATATTCATAGTATTTAGGTGATTGATCTACTGAGGGTAATTTTTCTAATGCTTGTTGTGCTTCTTCTATTGTAGGGCGGTAGTGATAGCCAACTTCAAATACCTTTTGACTTTGCCAAGGTGTTATCTTTAGGTCTCTACCGTCGCTACGTTGCTGTATAAGTTTATTGTAGGCAACTTCATCGTCTAGTAGTATTGCACCACCACGACCGATGTCTAATGGTTTGCTGTGGCCAAAACTCAAACACTGCATCTGCCCCGCACGATACATGCCCGTACGTAGTAATCTTGCACTATCCCATATCCGTGTACCAAGTATAGGATATTCTCCGACCCATTCATTATCGCCCAATAAACCATAAGAAATGTCTAATTTATGCATGGTCATTGGCACACTAAGGTAGGTAAATGCTGTAAAAAGACATCGTTTTACCTTGTCGTAACGTAGACACAGTTCTAGTGCATGTGTACATGAATCTGTCATAACAACAAAAGGTGCGCCTGTAAGCTCACCTAATGCTCGTTCAAACTGGTATATTGGATCAAATGCTGACATTACTTAATATTCTTTAATAGTCCAGTTGCCGAAAAGAAATCGTGATGTAGACTACGTGCCTGTTGCGGTACTAACTTAGCATATTCATCATAGTCAGTCATGAACTCTACAATCTTATCGCATAGTGCTTGCTTATTATGTAAGAAACTACTATAGGATTCAGTCCACTCACTAGGATACTTCCATATCTCAGCATACATCTCTGTATAACTTAGTCTATCTGGTACCATAGGTATAGCATCTACTAGGGCACCTTCATACATACTAATGCCTAGAGTTTCTTGTAGGTTGGCACTAAACACCAACTTAGCTTCGCCCAGTAAGGTATGATATGCTTCTTTAGTTAGATTCTGTTCTTGGCAAACAATCCACTCGTATTGTGGTAATGCAGTCGCTAGTTCTTTAAAGATTTCAACTTGCTTTTCTGGTGCTATACGATGTGGGAATAAGATTAGGTCACGCTTCTCAGTCTTGAACGGACTAATAGTAGTAGGCATATATTCCATAGGCCAACCTGTACGTACAATCTTATCTGTCAAGGTACCTGCACGTAGTTCTGCCAAGTCCTCGTCAAACCAAGGATTTTCGCTAGGGTAATCATTTAATAGATTAGTAAAGAACATCTCGATATGAAAGTCTGTAGCAAAGTAGTTATAGTCAATAGCATGAAAGAAACTCTTTTCTGCGTGACGTACCCACGGAGCATTACCAATTAAACGACCTAAGAAGTCCTGTGGATCATAACTGCCAGCATGCCATAATGCGTGTATGGTTACAGGAATCTGTAACAGCTCGCTCATGTACTTTAAGTTAATGATGCCAGGATGCCAAGCATCAGTAAAGATGAAGTGGTCACCTTTATGAATTTGACCTTCAGTGAATAGTCTAGCCATTTGCTCAACCTGTGCGGCTTTGTAAATGTTAGTACCACCAAAGTTAAGGAAAGCGCCGGGGGTAGTAGCACTAGGAATATCATGAGGGCCGCTAATTACAAATACTTCGTGCCCATGATCTTCAAGTAACATAGGTACATGAGTCTTCCATTGACCCGTGTACCTTGTATCCACCGCTTCTAAATCAACGATGTAGACAGTCATGCTATCTACGTCCTTGATAACCCTGCGTTTGTCCTTGCTGTTGACGCCATTGTTCACGACGTTTGCGTTTTTCCTGCCATTCTTTGTAAGCTGGGCTAACATATAAATCAGCCTCGTCATACTTGATCATGTGGAAACG